GTGACACTGGTGCAGGTGATCCGTTTATGGGTTTAACTAACATCGCTGTTAAAGGTGGAACTACTGTAGCTGCGGGTACAGAAGTGAAGGCTCTTGATATTCTTAAGTTACGTCGTGAGTTAGGTAAGTACGGATTAAACACTAATGGCTTAGCTTGTGTTGTTTCTCAGAATACTTACTGGGATCTTTTACAAGATACTGAGTTTGCTGATGTTAACTTAGTAGGTGCTGATAACGCTACTAAACTTAACGGTCAAGTTGGTACAGTGTTCGGCATGGCAGTAATTGTATCTCCAGAGATGCCTAATGTTACTACTGCGGGCTCTACTTGGGGAGTAATGGTTGATAAAGCTAACTTCCTAATGCCTCGTCAACGTGGTTTCAACGTTCAGTCTGAGTACTACGTAGAGAAGCAATCACGTGTATTAGTTGCTACACAGCGCTTCGGTTTCAAGCAAATCATTGCTGGAAGCGGAACTGGTGCAGGTAACTTATCAGGTGGACTAGCTGTAGGTACATTCGCGTAATCGTACTTAACACTTAGTAATATAGAAATCTATAGTCCCTACGGGGGCTGTAGGTTTTTACAAGGACAGAAGGAATCAGATGGCAAATTTAGTAGATTTAGGTGATTATAAAGCCTACACAAATATAAATAGTACTACTGCTGACGCTAAGCTTAATACGCTTATCGGCCATGTTTCTGCTCTTGTAAAAACCTATTGCAATAGGTCTTTTCTTGACTTCTATACAACTGATAAAGTAGAATACTTTAACGGTGGAGGTCACGACTTTATATACCTTACAGAAATTCCTATCAAGGAAATTGTTTCAGTTGAGGAACGTAAAACCAACACATTAGATAAGAAAACAGTTGAAGATAATTTAGCAAATGCTGAAAACTATCACTTATTAGTATCTAATCAACCTCAGTGTAGTGATTCTACAAAGACGACGGAAGCTGCATGTCATGCAGTTACTTATTCGGGGGCAGGCTTAAATGACTTGTCTTTCAAAAGTTACCAGTCCACCACTACTACAGGTGAGGTGGGTCGTCAATATAGAGTAGAAATCGAAAGCGCAGGATCTCCGGACACTTTAAAGTGGTCTAGAGACGGGGGTGCAAATTGGTATAAAACGGGAATCGCAGTAACAGGTACAGAACAATCTTTAGAGAATGGGCTGTCTGTTACACTTGGAGCAACTACTGGTCACACCGCAGGTGACACATGGGACTTTACTGCCAACAGATGGACCGGGGACTGCAGTGCCTCTGGCTTCACTAACGCAGCAGCATGTACTAGCGCAGGCAACTTTTGGGTTGCCCAGCCTCAGTACATGTTCGATGCCGAATCAGACCGCTTAGTAAGAGTAGGACCACAAGGGTTAATTTCACAATTCCCTACTGGACCTGACACGGTTAAAGTTACATACAAGGGTGGCTACCCAGCTACTCCTGATGATTTAAAACTTGCCTGTTACGATTTAGTTACGTACTATTACAAGAAAGAGTCTACACCTAGGAAAGCAATTTCTGATGGTGTGACTATATCGTCGAAAACGTCTCCAACAGATAAACCTCAAGACTTTCCTGCACATATCAAACGTATACTTGATTTGTACAGGAGTGCTTAGTGTCTCAAAAATCTCTAGAATTATTAGTAAAAAGAATAACAAGAAGATTAAGTACTGACCTAAGAGAGCCAAAGCTACAAAAGGGCGGTGTTAGCCATAGCTTTCGAGTAGGGCATGCATCTTTAATTACACACTTTATGGATAAAGGGGTGTATGACTTAGACAGAGCTTCTGCTTCTAAAGCAGCTACTATGGTAGTTAACTCGCTAAATACTAAGTTCAAAGATACACGTACTTCCTCTGGAGCATATAACTATTATAGTGCAAAAAGCTATGGTGTGCTAAGCAAGTGGAAAGCTGGGCTAGCAACAGACCCTGATTTTGTAAATATACTAGGAGAGGGTGCGCCTAAGTTTTCCACTGCTTTTAATATAGGGCACGGGTCCGATACAGTATTAGCGGCAGTAGAGTACAGAACTCTACTGGCCTACAAAGAGTGGCAGAAGTTTGCAGCAAAGTATCAAGTAGCAGAAAATGCCTTAGATGCAGTATTTTTACAGTCTGCAGCAGGTACAAAGCTGGATTTAGATAGTGTTACTATTAAGACACAGGCATCTACCACTTTCACTACTGCAGGTAACATAAAAAAAGCTTTTGTTCTATACGTAGACTTACAGCTAGCTAAAGATAATAAAGGTACGCTGGCTGCGGCAGAGAGAAAAGGGAACGAACAGTTTAAAGTAGCACTTGAGGAAGCAGTATTAGCTATCGCAAATGATGAGAATTGGGGGAACACTAAAGCCAGTCCTTCTGTTTTAAAGTACGTAGATACTTCAATAGATAAAGCACTAGATGGGTTTGACTCAAAGAAAACCCCTTCTACCTCCAAAGCCTCAAAAAAGGTATCTAGGAAGAAAGCAAAAAAGAGGTTAGTCGTACCTACTTTAGCTTCTATTAAATCCAAGAGCATGGCAGCTAAGAGTGCAGCTAAGAAGGTGGCCACAACACAAAGGCTTCAAGATCCACGAGGTCGATTTACTTCATTAGTAAACGTGACCAGTATGATCAATGCGTTACTACACGGTCAACTGAAGCAGAACATGAAGGCCCCTGCACTAGTTTACAGAAGTGGGAGACTTGCTTCAAGTGTTAAGGTTACTCAAATGAGCTTTACGAGAGAGGGCCAAGTTACCGCTTTTTATGAGTACATGAAAAGACCTTACCAAACTTTCGAAAGAGGCTATAAGCAGGGAAACGAATTCAGAGACCCTAGAAGATTAATTGATAAATCAATACGTGAAGTAGCAGAGATGTACATACACAACAAGTTTGATTTAAGAACTAGGAGAATGTAATGGCAGGTAAAGCCCGTGGAGCGATAGTAGACGCACTAGTAGCAAAATTAAAAGGAATCAATGGTTCCAGTCCTTATAACATAGACGTTAACAGTAACGTTACTAATAAGTTAGAGTTCTGGGACGAAGTATTTGACTTTCCTTCCGTCAGCGTAGTAGCTGGCAACGAATTTAGGGATTATCTCCCTGGCGGTTTTAAATGGGGGCATCTTGCAGTAACAATCAGATGTTACGTACAGCAAGAAGAGCCCGTAATAGAACTAGAGAAATTATTAGTTGATATCGAACGCGTTATCGACGATAATAATGAGTTAACCTATGATACAGGTAAGGTTACTCAGGAAATACGGCTTAACTCTATTTCCACTGACGAAGGGTTACTTGCTCCCTATGGAGTAGGAGAACTAACTTTAGAAGTGTTATACGAAGTAAGTCCTTAAACTGAGCTAAGTGGGTGAGACGACAATAGCGATCAACATACCACAGCTCAAAGTATATAAGAGGTAAATAAAAATGGCTTTAAATCTTAGTCGTAATACCAAAGTATTAGCATCTACTGTATCATCCGGTTGGTCGGGTGCCGCAGCAACAGCTAATACTTTTGAACTTAATGTTTTAGACGGGTATAGCTTTTCACAGGCTACAAACGCAACAGACATTACTTTAAATGAAGCAGGAACAGCTCCACAACGTGGACACCGTTCTTTCAATGATAGTTTAGCACCAGTAGACTGGTCGTTCACAACTTACGTACGTCCTTTCCAACGTAATGATGGCACTGACGATGTTAACTCATCTGGCGAGCGTATCTTATGGGCAGGCCTTTGGGGTGATGCACTAGCAGACGCTGATGAAGGTGTACACGGTACGAAAGATACAATGAGTGTCTCTACTTCTACATCTAATATTGCGGAAGCTATGAAGATGCAATTGTACTTCGTAATGGATAGTACTGTGTACCATCTATCTGATGCTACTGTTAACTCTGTAGAGATTGACTTTAGTATTGATGGAATTGCACAAGCAACTTGGTCTGGATTCGCTAACGTGATTACAGACTTCACTGCTACTAAAGGTTCGTGGACTGCAGGAACTGACTACATGGCAGTACCTACTTCAGCAGACTTCATCCGTAACAAGTTGTCAACTGTTACTTTAGCTAGAACTGCAAAAGCAGGGATTGCGGGTCACACAGCAAAGACTTATATTCTAGCTCTAACAGGCGGGTCTATTTCTATTGATAACGGAATCACATACTTAACTCCAGAAGAGTTGGGTGTACGTAACGAGCCTATTGGTTCATTTACTGGTTCTCGTACTATCAGTGGAACTTTAAATGCTTACTTGAAAACAGGTACTGCGGGTGCAAACGACACTGGCGATCTATTTGATGATATGGCTGCATTTACTGAAACTGAGAACTATCATGCATTGAGCATGATTATGGGTGGAACAGGTGCGAAGGGTACTCCTTCAGTTACTTTCGACATTCCAGCTTGTCAGTTACAGATTCCAACAGTAGACGTTCAGGACGTTATTGCCACCACTATTTCATTTAGTGCACAAGGTACTAATGGTGCTGGAGACTACGAGATTGGTTCAGACAATGAGATGACTGTAGCATACTACAACTCTATCACATAGAACTGTAAATCTTTGAACTACCTGTGCTTCGGCGCAGGTGGTTTTCCATAAGGATAACAGG